TTGGAGAGCTTGTGTATAGCAATAAGCTTTTAAGTTCGTTAAACGTGTCCGTAGGCGATATAGTGGGCTTTACACCGGGTTCTGAATATGAGTTTAATATTGAAAACCAAAAATTATACAGAATTTTATTAAATGATATAACAATAAACTATGGACGTAAAAAAAACAAGAGAGAGACTACTCAAAGCTGCTGAAAACTCTATAGATGAGTTAATAAAAGTTATGAATAAAAAAATGGATCCAGAAGAACTAGATCCTGAAAAAGTAAAAATATCAGCATCAGCCTATAGATTAGCTATGGAAGACGCTATGGCTATGATGGCTAAAGTAGAAGAAATTACAAGTGTAGATAAAGAAGATAAATCTAAAAAACAAGAATTCTTCGGTGTAGAAGATCGTATTAAATAATGTATAAACAAAGCTTATATAAGATACACACCGAACATTTATCATCTAAGTTAGTTAAAAATAATAATAGATATAAAAAATTCGAGTACGGTTATAATAAAGATTTAGATTGTGTTATTATAAGTAAAGACGGTACGATAGGTGAAATATATGAAATACAAGGATTAAAAATTGCGCTTCCTTCAATACCTAAAAAAATTAACGGTCAAGAGTTAAAAAAAGAAGAACAGGTATTTATTAAAACACCAAAACCAGCTACACTTAAAAAAATTAAAAGTATATATAATTTTAAGTCGTATAACGAAGATATAAAAGAAAAGTATTATGAATACATTAATAAAGAGTTTGATTTTCGTTCTGATGGTTACTGGTTCATGTGCAACGGTGAGCCATGTTACCTCACCGGCTCCCATTATATATACCTCAATTGGACAAAGATCGATGTGGGTTCTCCCGACTTTAGACATGCAAACAGGTTATTCTTTTATTTTTGGGAGGCATGTAAGGCCGATTATAGGTGTTATGGAATGTGCTACCTCAAGAATAGACGGTCTGGTTTCTCCTTTATGGCGTCTTCAGAAGTTGTCAACGTTGCAACTATTACCAGAGATGCGAGGTTTGGGATATTATCAAAGACTGGAGCAGATGCAAAGAAGATGTTTACAGACAAGGTTGTTCCGATTTCCACGAACTACCCGTTCTTTTTTAAACCAATACAGGACGGTATGGAGAGGCCAAAAACAGAATTATCGTACAAGGTACCATCGAGAAGGCTCACAAGAAAGACAATACAGGCAACCACCCCAACCACCGAGGAGGGTGATCAGATGGGACTTGATACCACCATCGACTGGAAGAATACAGGTGACAATTCCTACGACGGGGAGAAACTACAGATCCTCGTCCATGATGAATCGGGTAAGTGGGAAAAGCCGGATAACATTCTCAATAACTGGAGGGTCACAAAGACGTGTCTCCGTCTCGGTTCGAAGATAGTTGGTAAATGTATGATGGGATCTACATCTAATGCATTAGATAAAGGTGGTAGTAATTTTAAAAAAATTTATAATGACTCAGATCTCACAAAGAAAAAGCGAAATCGCAATGGGCAGACTGCTAGTGGATTATATGCTTTGTTCATACCTATGGAATGGAACTTCGAAGGATTCATTAACAAATTTGGTTTTCCTGTCTTCGACACTCCGGAAACTCCGGTTGAAGGAATTGACGGGGAACTTATCTACAACGGAGTTATCGATCATTGGGAGAATGAAGCAGATGGGCTCAAAGATAATGCCGATGCTTTAAATGAATATTATAGACAGTTTCCTAGAACTGAAAAACATGCATTTAGAGATGAAACAAAAGAATCTATATTTAATCTATCAAGAATATACGAACAAATAGATTTTAATGAAGAAATGGTTGCATCAGGATATGTAACAACAGGTTCTTTCCAATGGAAAAATGGTGTTAAAGATACACAAGTACAGTTTTATCCTAATCCTAATGGAAGATTTAAAATATCTTGGATACTTCCAACAGATATGCAAAACAATATAGAGGTTAAAAATGGTATTAAATATCCAGGTAATAAAGCTTTCGGTGCTTTTGGATGTGATAGTTATGATATAAGTGGAACAACAGATGGGGGTGGTTCAAATGGATCATTACACGGATTAACAAGTTTTTCGTTATCACCAGATGTTCCTAAATCACAATTCTTTTTAGAATATATTGCAAGGCCACAAACAGCTGAAATATTTTTTGAAGATGTATTAATGGCAATAGTATTTTATGGTATGCCAATACTTGCAGAAAATAATAAACCTAGATTATTATATCATTTAAAAAGAAGAGGTTATAGAGGATTTTCTATGAACCGACCAGATAAAGTTAGAAATAAATTATCTGTAACAGAAAAAGAATTAGGTGGTATACCTAATACATCAGAAGATATAAGACAAGCTCATGCATCTGCAATAGAATCTTACATAGAAGAAAATGTAGGTATAATAAATGAAGAGCATGGTAGAATGTATTTTCAAAGAACACTCGAAGATTGGTCTAAGTTTAATATAAACAATAGAACAAAGTTTGATGCTTCAATAAGTAGTGGTTTAGCTATAATGGCTTGCCAAAGACATTTATATGCTCCAAGAGCAGAAAGACAAACAAGAAAAATAGATTTTGGATTTTCTAAATATAATAATTCAGGATTAAAAAGTAAAATATTATAATAATGGCAGAAGCTACAGGATATACAACTCAATTTCCCAGCCAGTCGGTTGATGACGCTACAAAAGCTAGTGAAAAATACGGATTGGAAGTGGCAAGAGGTATAAAAAATGAGTGGTTTAGAAAAAGTGCCGGTACAGGTAGGTTTCTTCAAAACCAACGAGAATTCCATAGACTAAAATTATATGCTAGAGGTGAACAGTCAATACAAAAATATAAAGATGAATTTTCTATAAATGGTGATTTATCTTATTTAAATCTTGATTGGAAGCCTGTGCCTATAATTCCAAAATTTGTTGATATAGTTGTAAATGGTATGCAAGATAGATTATTTACAATTAAAACATTTGCTCAAGACCCATCATCTACAAAGAAAAGAACTGATTTTGTAGAAATGATGTTGGAAGATATGAATACACAAGACTTTATTAAAGAAGTTGATTCTAAATTAGGTTTAAATGTAGAAAATTTTTCTGAAATGCAAATACCTGAAAGCGATGAAGAATTAGAGCTTCATATGCAAATAGGGTACAAACAAGCTATTGAATTAGCTCATGAGCAAGCTATTGATAATATTTTTAAAAGAAACAATTATTACGAACTAAAAAAACGTTTAGATTATGACCAAACTGTCTTGGGTATATCTTGTGCTAAGCATACTTTTAATAATACTGACGGTATTAAACTCGAATACGTAGATCCTGCTAATTTAGTATATTCTTATACAGAAGATCCTAATTTTCAAGATGTATATTATTTTGGTGAAATAAAACAAATAAAATCTAACGAACTTAAAAAACAATTTCCTGGATTATCAGATGAAGAGTTTGAAGATTGTATAAAAAGATCTTCTAAAATGAATCAGTATGATTATACTAATAATGATTCAAATGATTCTTATGATTCTAATACATTAACAGTATTATATTTTAATTGGAAAACCTGGGAACAAAGCGTATTTAAAATAAAAGAAACGTCTTCTGGTGCTAAAAAAGCAATTAAAAAAGATGATAAGTTTAATCCGCCTAAAGATCAAAGAACAAGATTTGAAAGAGTAGCACAAGCAAGAGAAGTTATATATGAAGGTGTTATGGTTTTAGGTGCTAATAAACTTTTAAAATGGCAAAAAGCTGAAAACATGGTTAGGCCTGATTCAAATGTGAATACAGTTATGATGAACTATGTTGTTAGCGCACCTAGATTTTATAAAGGTAAAATTGAAAGCTTAGTTAGCCGAATGGTTACTTATGCTGATTTAATACAACTAACACATTTAAAATTACAACAAGTAATACAAAGAATGACACCATCTGGTGTATTTGTAGATGCTGATGGATTATCTGAAATAGATTTAGGAAATGGTACAAATTATAATCCACAAGAAGCATTAAATTTATATTTTCAAACAGGATCTATTATAGGTCGTTCAATGACTGTAGACGGTGACGCAAACCCAGGTAAAGTACCTATTCAAGAATTACCAGGAGGTGGTGGTCAGCAATCAGCACTTTTAATACAGTCATATAATTATTATTTAAATATGATAAGAGATGTGACTGGATTAAATGAAGCAAGGGATGGTTCTGATCCAGATCCTCATGCGTTAGTTGGAGTACAAAAATTAGCAGCTGCAAATTCTAATACAGCTACTAGACATATATTACATAGTTCTATGTATATAACTAGTGAACTAGCAGAAGCAATATCTATAAGATTAAAAGATGTATTAGCTTATCATCCTCAAAGAGATGTATTTATTAAAAGTTTAGGAAGAT